GTGTTAGGTCAACTGTCTCCCGAGACTAACAAACGGGATGCAAAATATGTGGAAGGTGCTGAACCAGGTATGATATTCAATACCGTGACGAAGCAACTCTACGATGGTGAAGAGGGCGTCAGCGTAATACCGTGTTATTACAAACGTGAATACGTTGAATGGTCTGATCGTGGTGAGGGCACAAGCGCTCCTATCGCGATACACTCTGTTGAAAGCGGCATAATCAAAGAGGCAACTCGAGATGCTAGTTACAAAGACAGATTACCAAACGGTAACTATCTTGAAAACACGGCATCGTATTTTGTGCTGTTAGAGTCAGGTGAAGCCGCATTGATTTCTATGAAGTCGACACAATTAAAAGTGAGTCGATCATGGAACTCGATGATGAACAGTATCAAACTAAAAGGTAAGAATGGTATGTTCACTCCGGCTATGCACAGTCATGTGTATAAACTTAAAACAGTTCAACAATCAAACGACAAGGGGACTTGGTTTGGTTGGACTGTAGAAAAGGTTGGTCCTGTTCAAGACAAAGGTCTATACGAGCAGGCAAAGAGTTTTGCTGTAAGCGCTAATAAGGGTGACGTTACTGCAAAACATGGTGAAGAAGATACCAAGTCGAAAGACGAGGTACCGTTTTAATCATGGTGGGCCCGTGGTTAGACTCCCCCGTTGCTGCGGGCCCACAATTAGAAAGGAACAATTATGACGAGAGTATGTCCAACATGCAAAAAAGAATTTGAAATAACAAAGTGGCAGAAGAGCAAAGTTTACTGTCAAGATATTTGTAAACCAGGATTCAAACCAAACGCTGGTAAACCAAAAACAGGGAGACCAAAGCGTGAAATTTAAAGAGATATTTGAGGGCAATAATAGTGCATATGGTCAGTTGATCTTGTCCGGATCAACGAACGGCAAAGGCAAAGCTGATGGTAAAGCTTTTATAAAAAGACAACCAGTCACTGATAATCTTTGGGAAGATCACATAGCGGGTAAAGATCCAGCCCTTGGTGTGATACCAATAAACGAAAACAACGAGTGTAAATGGGGTTGTATTGATGTTGATGTCTACAACGTGGACCATATGGTGTTGATGAGAAACATAAAAGGACTCGGCTTTCCATTAGTCACATTTAGATCTAAGTCTGGTGGCGCGCATTTATTTTTATTTGCCAAAGAGTTTATTCCTGCATCACTGATGCAGTCTAAACTCAAAGCAATGGCAGATGCATTGGGTTATGCAGGTAGTGAAATTTTTCCAAAACAAACTGAAATATTGGTTGAACGTGGAGACACAGGTAATTTTTTAAACTTACCATATCATGGTGGTGTGCGTGGATTAAGATACGCGATGAAAGCTGGTGGTGAAGCTGCTACTTTAGAATCATTCTATTCTATATACGACGAGTGGGTACAGACAAGAGAAGAGATAGAACAAATAACTGTAAAAGAAAAAACAGAAGTCAAAGAGTCTTTTAAGCAGGGTCCTCCTTGTTTAAATACTTTAGCCGAGCAAGGTTTTGGTGAGGGCTCTAGAAACAACGCACTTTTCAACATCGCTGTGTATTGTAAGAAAGCGCACGCTGATGATTGGGAGAATCAAGTTGGACAATACAATCAAAAGTATATGGACCCACCACTGAGTTATCAAGAGGTGCAGCTTGTAATAAAATCTGTGACTAGAAAAGGTTACGATAAATACAGATGCAAAGAGCAACCAATATGCGGTGTGTGTAACGCTGCGAAATGTAGAACAAAAAAGTATGGTGTTGGTTTTGAAGAAGAGCAAATGCCAGAGTTGGATACACTGACAAAGATAAAATCAAATCCACCACAGTGGTTCTTAAATGTGTCAGGTAAAAGAATAGAATTGAAAACAGAACAATTGCACAATCCTAATTTGTTTGCAATAGCAGTTCTGGATCAAGCAAACGTAGTATCACCTATACCGAAAGCAAAAGACTGGAGAGAGATTTATTTAAAGTCATTAATGCAGAAACTGCAAGAGATAGAGCCGCTCGAGTCTCTTGATCCAACAAATCAAATAATAAATTTATTGTATGACTTTACAGTCAACAGACCACAAGCAAGAACAAAAGAGGAAATGTTAAACAAAAAACCGTGGACTGATGACGGCAATACATATTTTAGAATGGACGACTTTTATTCTTTTTGCAAACGCAACAACTGGGAGATGGATAAAACAAAGACAGGTAATTTAATAAAACAATTAGACTTTTTTCTGGATGAGACAAGAATGACTTTGAAGAATCAAACACCACGTCTTGTTAAAATAAAAGCGATGAAGAAAACAGAACCATCGACAGCGCAAGTTAAATATCAGGAGACACCGTTTTAATGAGAAACATAATAGACAAACATAAAGACATCGAAAATAAAATAAAGATTCTTGAAAACACTTTAGAAGATTTTAATGACGTTGATTTTAGAAATAAAATGATAAATGATATTAAAAAGAAGAATGAAGAGAATCTTATTATTAGAGAGGAAGAACAAAAGCCACTTAAAAAATTTTTAGAAAAACACACAAGGTTATTGGAAGTAAAAAAAGAGAACCCTGTGATATATTTTATAGCTGAATATGAAAGAGTTTTTACATCAGAAGAAAACAGTTACAATCTTTTATATATAGGTGAAACCACTCGGTGGAGTTACAGACAAAAATCTTATAACAATCTTGACTCAAGCAATAATGAGTTGATCGATAAATTAATAAAAAAACTTACGTTTGAAGATGATGGTCAGATAAAAATAAATGATACTTGGGGCACTCCAGGGACAAAAACCGGAAATAAAGATCATAGTGAACGTGTTGAAAGAGTTAAAAAATTATTAAAAAATAATTTGCGTGTTTTTGTTTTAAAAAGAAAGCGTTATCACGACACACATAAAAGAGTTTATGATGAAGGAGTATTTATTAATAGATTTAGACCTTTATTAAATGTTGGTCACACTCAACACTCTGCAAAAAGAGAGTCTATTAGAAAAGATTTAATGAGTGTTTTTAAGGAAGAAGAATTAAGGCAATTTATTATAGACCACCATAAACAAGCTAAAGATCATCGTGATTTTGTCGTAAGACTTATAAGAACAGGAAGACCTACAATTGACGAAGAGAGAGTTGAAAAATGGTTTAAAAATAAAAATTTTATTAAACTTGTTGAAAAGGGTTTTGTAAAAAAAGAAGACATAACCTTGGAAAAAATTAATACGGTGTTATCTAAGACAATTGATCATAACATGACCTCAGCAGAAATTGGGAGACAGTTAGGGATAAAAACTTCTGTTGTTAACTGCATTCTTGAAGATCTTTGCGATCTTCTTCCACTTAAAACATCTTCTGGTTTTAAATATAAAGCTTTACAAGGCAGCCAGCCAATTTTTAGAGATGTTATTTGTGGTAATGATTTAGTTGAGGCTTTGAAAACAAATCGTTCGTATTTGTTTTCTGGAAAGGTGACTAAGAAAGAATGTGTTTTTGATGATTTATTCAAAGAATTAGGTGTTACTAAATGAAAACGATAATACTAGGACCACCAGGCACAGGCAAAACAACGACACTACTTGATTTAGTGGATGAGTTTTTGCGTGCAGGTGCGGATATAAAAAAGATAGGATACTTTTCTTTTACAAAGAAAGCTGCATGGGAGGCGACACACAGAGCAGAAGAAAAGTTTATGATTGACCAAAAAGAAATACCATACTTTAGGACACTGCACTCACTGGCTTTTAGAATGTTGGGTGCAAAAAAAGAAAGTGTTATGGGTCATGCAGATTATAGAGACTTTGGTTTGAAGTGTGGCATACCCATCAAGACAGCTTGGTACGAGGACGGCAACGGCACATTTAATTCTGACAACGAATATCTGCGTTTGATAAACAGAGCGACTGTAATGGAGATACCTGTTCTTGATTTGTATGATAGAAACGAGCACAGTCTAGACATCGAGCGAGATCTATTATATCTTTTAGATCAAGAACTTAGTAGATACAAAAAAGAGAAAGGCTTGAT